GTGACCGGATTACCAATGATTTTTTACAAGATGCCGCCGGGGATATTCTGCCTGTTTTTTCGCCTTTTCAGCGATGGATGGTTACGGTTGATTCACCTGAGATATTTGAGTACAACAGTGCCGGAAAGATCATATACCGGTGGTTAAGCATGGACACCAGAGGAGAGTTTACTTTGAACTATACGCCGGACATGTACCAAGAGATTTGCATGGACCCGAACGTTTTTGCCAACATCAAAAAATACATGGAGAATGCCTTGGTTGATTTTCTTTTAAAAGAACTCTACCGGGCAATCGGATATGATAAAAAATACATTGACTATAACCGTTCATACGAACAAAATCGTCAATACGTGGCCTACTGGCTGAAAAATGACCGTAGCACTAAAACCCAATACAGACATGCCGGAGTTTAAAAAGATAACCACTTTAGAGCAAATGCAGGAAGCTTTAAGCCGGAACAGACGTTTCGGAATTAAGGCCAACACTTCTATTGAGAAAAGGCAAGAAGTAGAATACCGTGATTTTCTGGAATGGTACGTCTTTGATCGTATGGGAATTTCGCCGCTGACGTTGATTGCAAACATTCAAACCCAATATTACGCCGAACAAAACTTAAGGGATCGCAGACAGCGCAACATTGACTTTATCCGGGGTCGTCAATTCAATGAAGCCGTATGGGATGCAGACGCTTACCGATGGACCACACAGTTTAATTACCTACGGAAAAGAGGTATTCCACCTTTGACCTACAATGTGATTTCGAAATTTGTACGAAGTCTTGTCGGGCAGTACCGGGAAATGAACGTTGACAATGTAGTAAAATGCGAAAGTAGGGATGAAAGAGCCGGAGAACTTGCTAATTATTTAACTATCTGCTTGCAGCGAATCCTTTCAAACAACAAAAGCAAAAGCAAGGATTCCATGGCTTTTAAAGAAATGCTGGCATCCGGACGACCAGTATTTAAAGTTATGTGGGCTTCGCAGAATGGCATGGATAAACTGGACGTAAAATTTAGGATTGTTTCAACCCCAAAATATTCAGAGAATCCGGGCATTGTTGATTACGACAAAGACAATCACTACCAATCGACCGAAATACATTACGTTACGCTAAATGACATTATCCTGGCCTTTTCGAACGGAGATTATGAACGAGGTCAAGAGATCAAAAAACTTTACACCAAACGGAACGGGAATCAAATAACTCAAAGCACCTACGGGAACCAATCTTATGACGGAAACCAGTTCCGGAATATGAGCTTTTCTTCTGAATCAAATTCGTCGTATGTGTACATTGAGCATTGGACAAAGGTAAGCGACTTTGAAGCCGTCACCTACGATCCTTTGGATGGAACCGGAATCCCAACGGCCCATAAGTGGGGAAACATTGAGAAAATCAAAAAAGAAGTTGATCAAGAAAATCAATCCAGAATTGAAAAATCGGAAGGGCAGATACCAGAAAGCGAGTTGTTCATCCAATTTAAAACAAAATACGTCGAACGCGGATATGTCATTTACCTGACACCGTGGGGCGAAATTTTAGGCGTGGAAGAAAGCCCATACGCGAACAGTTGTTTCCCATTCACCACCACACCGCCGGACATCAACGGTGAGATATGGGGATTGGTTGAAGAGTTGATAAATCCACAGCTTTCGATGGACAGACAGATATTAAATGCCGACTCGGTTATTTCAAACGCATCGAAAGGTGTTTGGCTGATACCTGACACGGCGGTTCCGGATGACATGAGCAACAAAGAATACATTGGAGAGTTGAAAAAAGCCGATGGTGCGGTTATTTATAAAGTCAGGCAAGATCAGACCGAAAAGCATATTCCGCAGCAGATTTACGCTAATTCAGCGAATGTATCTCAGAATATCCAACAGATGATTCACCTATATTCAAACCTGGTGGATGAAGTGAGTGGAAACTACGGAGCCGCACAGGGAAGAGACACCGGACAAAAAACAGCGTCGGGGTATGCCCAGGAAACTGTTAACGCCGGATTGAATGTAAGGGAAGTGATGGAAACATTCTCGACCCTTCAGGTAGATCGGGATGGATTGATTTTAAAATTCATTCTTCAGGGTTATACCAAATCTGATTACGAGCGGATAACCGGAGAGGCCATTGATCCAATTGAATTAACCCGATACAATTTTAGTATTGAACAGAGCAGGGGAACCAACTCGCCAGCATACCGCATACAGCTTGAACAGGAATTACTAAATCAGGTTATGGCCGAACTTCTACCCTACGAGGTATTTATGGAAGTTTCGACCAACCCGGTTATGATTCAGGCCAAACAAAAATATGCTGAATGGAAAAAGAAACAACAGATGAATCCACAGGTTGTCCCCGGACAATTACCAGCCGCAGGACAGCCAGTAGAACAACAAGTAACACCACAGGCTAATGTACAGCGTTAAACCCATAGGAATAAACATTAAGGATAACGACCGGGATGTGCTGGACGGATCGCTTCAGGAAAGCATTAACATGCAATGGCGTGACGGTGCCTTTAAGCCTATTCCTGAAAGAATTATCAGCGAAATTAATGCTTCTGGATATTCTACTATTATTTTGCATAAGGTAGGTGACGAGAATACGATTAACGTGATAGGGTTTAATGAAAATGCTTCATCAACATTCCTGGCTTTTGATCTTTCTGAATTTTTAGGCGGCAATGCTATTGGTGGAAATATTCTTGAATGGTTTGGAGCTATTACAAACGGAGTTTACCAGACACGACCCATTACTCAATTCCCATTCGTAGCCACGCCGGGAATGTCGTTTACTATCCTGAATGGATTGGTTTATTTTATGGGTGATGGAAGTACGCCTGAAGAGCAATACTATTTTAAACTTGAATTTAATGAGGCCACCGAAACGTACAGTATTTATGACATGTACGCATGGAAAACACTCATCCCATTCTATCCCTATCAAAATACACTTTACCTAACCGCTCCGAAAAATACATATCAGGCATTTAGTCAGTGTGGCACCATACTTATACGATTCGCCCTTGCTTTAAAAACAGGCGAAGTCGTTTTACATTCTCCTATTTATGGATTTTTACTTTATGGACTTAACTGTTCGAATGAGTTGATCAAAAGAGGTGATCTGATTGAGAATATACATGCGATTATAAATATGGATTTGAGCTTTGCGGATATGAACTTATTTGAACAGGAAATATCGGCAATAAATATATATGCTTCAACTCCGTATTATCAAACCAAATTCACCAAAGACTGTGTGGGTAATTACAGCGCAGTTACCGTTGCTAAAGATTCGGACATTAAGGGAAATATCAATCAAAAGGCAGAAGATAATTTTTACCTGATCAAAACGATCAACGCTCCTATTGTGAATGAAAAACTATTGCTTACAGTAGGAGGATTTGATACAGACATTACGCTTCCGGTAATAGCTCCATTTCTTGAAACAGTTTACACAAAAATTAATTTAGATACAATTGCTGCCGGTGAAATTATGCCGGTAGATAACTTTTCGTATCATAAACTTTACGGAAAAATTACCTCGTACAATGGTAGGCTTGTCATAAAAAGGCCGGTTACGGTACTTTCGAGCGGACACATGAGGGCGTTGGCTACCATGACAGGGAATGCAAATGAAGCTTTTTCGATGGTTACCGAAGATGGCAAGCTGGATGGCGTTTCGTACGCCATCGATAAATCAGTTCTATTTGGATCGTCAACCGCTACTTTAACACGAGGATTGTTAAGTTATCCTGATGGCAGAGCTTCGCTTGTCGGATCAAATTCATCAGTATCCCCAGCAATAAGAATGTTTAAGTTGCGAAAAAACAACTCGCACAATATGGCTTGCTGTTTTGATATTTCAAAAGCATCTTATGACAATCTTTTTTCCATTCAGCAAAATACACCGGACACCAGCTTATTGAAAATAAGCACAAACTATACTGTGTTTGTCCAGTATGAAGGATTTGCAAGCGAGATACAGCCAACCACAAACGATGCAAACGTAAAATATTCATCTGAAAACAGGATTCAATTCTCACAGGCAGGAGAGTTTAAGGTATGGCCAGCACTTAATTCTTACCGTATTGGAGAAGGAAAAGTTATGAATCTTGGTTCTGGAAGTGTTAATCCTTCGGAGTCTCAGGTCATTTCTCCAATCATTGTGGGAACTACCGATGGAGTTTATACCATTAACCTTGACCCTAGCGGGACTAATTTTATTGCATCGATTACCAAGACAGCCAACCTTCCATTTTTATCGGAAGAGATACTTGAAATTGACCAAAACATACTTTTCGTAAGCGATAAAGGATTGATGGTATTCTCAGATGGGAATATCAACAACCTGACTGAAGCCTTTTTTCCACAACAGGGTAACGGAAGTTTCCCGACACAAGAAGCTATTTACCCAAATTATGATGTTTTGACACAGGCATTTTTTGGCGTAAATGGGAATCCGTATGAATTTGACGATGTGGTAAAATATCTAAAAGGTGCCTTGTTTGCTTTTGATGCCCGGAGAAACAATGTGTGGTGTTCAAACCCTGCTTATAGATTCTCATTGGTTTACAACCTTGACATTAGCCAGTGGGGAATGAGTACAATGGTATTTGATAGAAAGTTTGAATTGTACAGCATCATAAACACTGAGCAGGAAGGAGAGCTTTATACCCGGTATATGGTTAAGGCAATTGGAGTTAATAATCTCCTGATTCTTAGTGGTGAAGATTTAACCAAAGAAGTATTCTATCACATACTGACCCGGCCAATCAAATTTCAGAGCGTAGATGATTACAAGGTTCTGGCCCGAATGTTTTACCGAACAATGCTTCAGCGAAAGGCAAATGCAACTGCCGGATATTTTTCTATTGGGCTATGGGGCCAGCAGGACGTTGACCGCTTTAAAAAATCGATACCTATTGTATCTAAGTCAGACAATAGAACAGGTGTTTATCCCGGAAATATTCGCTACCACATACCGATTGACTGCCGTAAAGGAAAATACAAATCGATTACCGCATTGCAGTCTGGCAAAACATTGCCTGAAAGTTACATTTCGTCGTTTGACTTTGATATTTATTCAGTTGATAATACAAAAATGAGATGAGCCAGATAAACAAGATAACATACGCAGATAAAAGCAATAAGATTGCTGTTGTTGACAGGCCCACGCAAGCGACTGCTGAAGATTTCAATGAGATTAAGACGGTTGTTAATAATCTTGTTGATGGTGTAAACCAGATTAAGGCAAATGAGGTAGCGTTAATTCAGGGCATAAATCATGTTTCATTTCTAACTGCCTATCCGGTTGGAACTCCATTCTGTATAATCGTTCACAATTGCTACAATTCAAGCGGTTATTTGGTGGGACATACAATCACAAATAAAACCGTTTCTGGATTTGATGTAACAGTTGGAGAGGCTGTAAATTTCATTTACCTATCAGT